TAACCTGGGCGGTCGGTGGTTGGGGTGGAGGCACCTCGACTAACAGCTTGTGGGCAGTAACAAGCAAGGTTATTGGCTTTGGCTCGGGTGGGTCTGGCAGTGATGGTTGGCACCAGTGGGCGGGCGAGACGCGTGCCACGGCCAACACGTCGATCACCTCCAGCACGGCGCTGGTTCCTGTCACTGGTCTGGCTGTCAACGTCCAGGCGGGGCGCACCTACGGTTTTCAGGCCGAGCTGTCGGGTACTTGGGCAGCAGCCGGTGGCGTGCGCGCGGCGATCGCCGGCACCGCAACGGCGACCAACATCGTTTATGACGGCTGGATCGTGGATAGCGCCGCCAATGGCATCAAGGGCAACGCGCAGTCTGCGGCATTGGCCGGCGTCGTGGCCAATGCGGCGACGACCGGCACTGCGGGGCATGTGACGATCTCGGGGGCGATCACGGTCAACGCGGCGGGGACGCTGCTGGTGCAGGCGGCGCAGAGCGCGTCGAGCGGTACGTCTACAATCATCCTGCAAGGTTCAACCTTCTTCGTTTGGGATATGCCGTAAGGAGCTGACCAATGGCAACGACGACCTTTGGCCTGTCCGGCGCAATCGTCAATAGCAACAAGACTTATACTGCGACCGATCCAGACTTGACCGCTTTGCTGCAGTGGACCACGTCTGTTTACGCGTCGAAAATCCTGGCAGGTCCGCCAACTACGAAAATCACTGCGTCGATCTCCGGCACCACGATGACTGTTACCGCAGTCGCTTCCGGCAATCTTTCGACCAATCAATTCGTTTTTGGTTCCGGCGTCCTGGCCGGAACTTACATCACATCGGCTCCCGGTAGCGGGCCGGGTGCTTACACGATCACCCCCTCGCAGACAGTCGCCTCTGCGGCGATGACGACCTATGGCCCGGACCTTGTTTCCTACGGGCTCTTTCAAGGGACGATGGATGCATGGATCCAGGCCGAGCAGAAATGGGCCAAGGACAACGCGGTCGCCGCTGTCGTTCCGCCCCCGCCGATGGGGTGGTCATGATGCGCCGCATCCTTAATGGTGATCATCTGCAATTCGAGATTGATCATAAAGACACCCCGCTGAAAGAGCGGCCTGATTGGCCGTATCCCTCTTTCGATGCACGCGATTGGGCAGAGGCGTTCTGCAAACTCAATCCGAGCATGGACGAAGGAGTGATGATTGCTTGGTTTGCGAACGCCCTCATGCGCGGTTATGACCATGCTAAAGCTACTGGCGATACTGATTAGCTCGGCTCTCGCCCAGGACGCGCCGCAGCAACCGCCGCGTGACAAGTTTTTCTGGTGCCAGCAGCAGCGCAATTTCTTCGCTGACAATGCGGCGGTCAACGCCGCCGAGGCGGCCAAGCTGCAAGAGGAGCTCGAGAAGCTCAAGGCTGAACTTGCGGCACTAAAGAAGGCAGCTCCAGAGGCTTCAAAGGCTCAATAACGACCTCGGTCGATTTCAGCGGCTGGTCAAGCTCGGTTCGTGGGCATGTAACTGAGCGCTCCAGCAATATGCCATGTATGGTTTTGCTGTTTTCGAGGACTTGTTGCATCATCGTTTCACGAAATCTTGCCGCTTCCCGCTGGGCGTAGAAAAAGAAAAGTAAAAGCCCAAAAATCAGCACCAGCATCCCCAATTGCGTCGGGTTACCGCTCAGCGCGGTAATCAGGCTTCGCGTCGTGCTCCCGGCTTCCTCAATCGGGCCCGCCATCGTCATCATCCCCGTTGTTCAACAGGTCAATGATAATGTTGTGGTAGTCCTGCAGGAATTTTATGCGTTTTAGCAATACTTTAGCGGCTTTGTCGGGGCCGCCGTGCGCGCTATGATCGCGCGACGTAACGCTGTACGTGTGCCGTATCTCGGCACAGAACGCCTCGTTGATCGCGTCCATGACCAGGTCTGCCACGCGCGAGGCATACAACATCTTGACGCCGCAAACAAATAGGCCGTAATCTCCCGGAATCCGGGTGGCGGTCGTAACCGCTAAAATAGCCTCATCAACGAGCGGCGACGTAATCGCTGAGGAAAGGAACCGCGTCATGGCTGACGAGGATGATGATGCACAAGCGCAGCAGGCAGACGACGAGGACCGGGATGCAGGGTCCGAAAGTGACGGAGCCGGCGGGGAGGACACCGCAGGGCGGGACGCGGATGGCGAAATATCCGCCCAACAGCCTGACGCAGAAGCTGACGAAGGGGCACCATCGTCGCGGCACCCCGCTGAGCATGCGGGAGAGCCGAGAGGGAGCAGTGCCCGCGAGCGGTACCAACGACTAGCGAACGAGAACCGCGACTATCGCGAGCGGCTTGATCGAATCGAGCGTGAACGGGAGCAGGAACGACAGAATTGGGCGCGCCAGCAACAGACGTTAAACGACCAGCAGGAGCGCGAGCGTCTCAACCTGATGACGCCGGAGGAGCGTTCCGAGTATCGCATTCAGCAGTTCGAGCGCGCCAACAACGCGCGTCTGCAGCAGTCGGAAATGCGTATGCTGATGCAGATGGACAAGGCCAATTACGACACGCAGGCGGCGAGCAACCCGGTTTATCGGCGCATGGCCTCCGAGGTGGAACGCGTTTTTCAAGAGCAGGTCCGCAAGGGGCAGCCGGTCGAGCGGCAGGTCATTCTGGAGAACCTCATCGGCAAGCAAGCTTTGAACGGAGCTGCCAGCAGCGGCACGCAGCGGCGCGCCGCGCGCAAGCGAGTGGAGCAAGAGCGGGTCGCGCCTAGCTCCAACCGGAGCAGCACGACGGTGCAATCCCGCAAGGTGTCGACAGCCGAGGAACGGCTGAAGGATGTTCTGATCTAGCGGGCCGCAGGCCCGCGCAAACGCGAGGGCCGTCATGGCGACCATTGGTGGACAGACTGCAAACGTCGGCAGCCAGTTTTCTGGCGATATCGTCAACTACATTGCTGAAAAAACGCTGCCGCTCGCGCGCAAGCAGCTCGTTGCTTATCAGTTCGGTGATCCGCTGACCCTGCCGAAAGGCCGCGGGACCACGTATATGGCCACGCGCTATATGCGTATTCCGTTGCCGCTTGCGCCGATCTCGGAAGGCGTGCCGCCGATCGGCGAGACGATGAGCATCCAACAAGTCAGTGTGGTCGCGCAGCAGTGGGGTGACAAAGTGACCATAACCGATGTCGCTGAGATGACAATTTATCACCCCTTATTTCAAAAAGCGACCGAGCTCGTAGGCTTGCAGGTTGCTGAAACACTGGAGCGCAACACGTTCCAGACCCTGCTTTCAGGTTTGCAATACAATTTCGTCAACTCGCGCGCCTCGCGCGCGGCACTGGTCGCCGGCGACGTCCTCTCCCCATTCGAGGTACAGCGCGCTTACTCGTTGCTGTTCAACCAAGGTGCGCCGCGGTTCTCCGGCGACGAGATGACTGACACCAAGCTTGACGCCGATGCCGGTGGGGCAAAAGCATCAAATAATCCGCGGCAGATGCCGCACTACACCGCGATCATTCACCCCTTTGTTGCCGCCGATCTCCGGCAGAACGCCGCGGTGCAGACCGCCTGGTCGTATAGCGATATCAATCGCATCTATAACTACGAAGCGGGGGAGTTTAACGGTATCCGTTTTTGTGAAAGCAACATGGTGCCGAGCTTCACCGGCTTTGCAAACAACGCAAACGGTGTGACGTACACCCCGGCGATCACCGGCGGTTCTTTGACGGCTGCTGGTGGCCCTTATTATCTGCAGGTCACCGGTTATGACGCCAATAACCAATTCGAAAGTCAGGTTTATGCGATCTCAGCGGCACAAACGATCGCATCGGGTGTGGCAGGCTCGATCTCGGTCGTACTGCCCAACGTCGCGGGTTTTCTTTACAACGTGTACATCAGCACTTCGGCCACGATGGCGAACGCCACGCTTGCTGTGACCAACACGACGGGAACGGGTTCGCCGACAACGGGTGCTTACGCAGGTCTGGCTACACAGCTCGCGGCCGGGTCCACTGTTGTGGTCACAAATAACAACGGCGCGGCGCGCCAGCCGCCGGCGGCGCCGGCTTCCGGTATCACCGCTTATTCGACCTTCATCATCGGCCGCGGTGCGTACGGGCAAGTTTTGCTCGACGACGTGAAATTTACGTACCTGAAAGAAGCCGATAAATCCGACCCGCTCAATCAATTGAGGGTCGTTGGTTGGAAATGTTTTTATGGCACCTTGTTTGAGAACCAGAATTTCATGTGTCGTGTCGAGAGCGTGAGCCAGTTCGGGCCTACCTTTGACCATCCGTCTGGTATCCCTAACT